GAATCTGGTTTACACTTGCGATCCAGAGGTCTGGGGGCATTGGCCGCACGATCTGTCTAGCATCTCGGCTTGGCAGATTGGTATGCATCAGGTCGCTCTAGAGCAGGCGAAGCTTGCCGTCGAGAAGACGCCCAATGATATTCGACTCGTCGGAAATTTGCGGTATATCGAAGACCACATGGCAAGCCCAGAGAAGAAGGTAGCCTAGTGTCATGGAACTCCAGTCCCTCCTGAACATCGGTGTTGGCGTAATTCTGGCGGGGATCGGATGGTTCTCGCGTCAAATTTGGGAAGCCGTCAACGAGCTTCGCAAAAATGTCCATGAGATCGAGGTTGATCTCCCCAAGAGCTACGTTCGCAAGGATGAATTCGCAGACAGCGTAAAAGAGATTAAAGCAATGCTTGAAAAGATATTTGATAGGTTGGAAAACAAAGCAGACAAGCATTGAGGTAAAAATGCCTACGCAGGAAGAGAAGCAGGCTGCAATGAGCGAGGCAATGGCTGCCTCCGCATCAAAGGGCGCTCTTGTGGAAAAGGTAGTTTTTGCGGCAGTACCAATTCTGTTTTCTTGCGTTGTGTACCTGATGACATCGCTCTCGTCCGCACATAACGAAATAATTGTTCTCAAGAGCAAGATAGCGGTTGTTGTCAATGCCGAGAACAAGGCGATTCCTCCGCAGGGAACCACAATTGACATGGCTCAGATTAGAGAGGTTCTGAACGACAAAATTGACAAGGTTGATCGAGATGCAGCACTTGCTAGAGCCGCCATGACTCTTGATAGGGAAAAGTCTATGGCTGCAATAGATAAGTCTCGACTCGAAATGGCTGCTGACGCTGCTGCTGCTAGGGCTGCCATCAGGCATGAAATGATTTTGATTAAAGCTGAGTTGGAAAAAAGAATTGTTGTCTTGGAGAAGGGGTTTAGGTGATGGACTTCATGAAGATCATTGGTGCAGTTGCGCCTAGTCTTGCAACCGCTGTGGGTGGGCCAATCGGTGGCATGGCAGTCAAGTTCATCACGGATGCTCTGGGTATCCCCAGCGATTCATCCAAGGATGACATCGCCAAGGCTATCAACAATGCCACGCCAGATCAGCTTGTTGCCCTGAAGAAGGCAGAGAACGACTTCACCGTTCGCATGAAGGAGCTTGATATTGATCTGGAGCGGATCGCATCCGGCGACAGGGATAGCGCGCGCCGTCGCGAGTCTCAGGTCAGAGACTGGATGCCCCGCATCCTCGCTTTCGTCATCGTGGCCGGTTTCATGGGAACGGTCTTCATGGTGCTGCTTGGTTACGTCGAGGGCATGAAAGATCCCTTGATGGCAACCACAGTCGGAACTCTGATCGGCTTCGTTTCTGCAAAAGCTGAGCAGGTCATCGCTTACTATTTTGGCAGCAGCAACAGCAGTCAGCAGAAGACTGCTCTTCTCGCGGAGAAGAGGTGATGCGTAGCTTTCATGGCGAGGCGCGGAAGATCACCACAGATGAGATCGACGCTCTCGCCAACCATCTGGAGATCGAGCCTGCTGCCTTTCGTGCGGTGATTGCCGTCGAGGCTGCTGGCTCCGGGTATGATTCCAAGGGCAGGCCCAAAGCTCTCTTTGAGCGGCACTACTTCTACAAGTATGTCTTCGACAGGCCGGTTCTGCTGGCGCGGGCTATGGAAGCTGGTCTTGCTTATAAGGCTTGGGGCATGAAGCCCTATCCGAAAGGTTCTGATGCGGTTTACGACGAGATCCAGCGAGCCTGCGAGATCGATGAACATGCTGCCCTGATGTCTACGTCATGGGGGCTAGGTCAGATCATGGGATCGAACTTTCGGATGGCTGGATGCAAGTCTGTTGAGGATATGGTTGACGAAGCTATGGCATCCGAAGCCAACCAGCTTCGCCACATGGGCGAGTTCATCCGAAGTGCCAATCTGATCCGTCCTCTGAAGTTCAAGGATTGGGCGGCATTCGCCAAGGGCTACAATGGCCCCGGCTACGCACGGAATGCCTATGACACGAAGCTTGCGGAAGCTTATACGAGGCTATCCGCAAAGACTTGAAGCTGCTAGACTGAGGGGGAAACGGAGCCGCAGATGACAACCGGCCTTACCTACACTCAGTATGTGACGCAGATCGCTACCTTGGCTGTGGTCGAGGAGACTGATCCTGCGTTCGTGACGATCCTTCCGCAGATGATCACCTATGCGGAGAACAGGATCTATCGCGATCTTGACTTCCTGTTTACTTCAATTGCCAACACAAGTTACGGAACAACAGTTGGCAGTAGGCAGATCAGCGTTCCGTCAGGTACGTTTGTCGTGCCGGAACAGATCAATATCATCACTCCAGCGGGAACCAGCAATCCAGACCTTGGCACTAGGAACTCCCTGCTCCCATGCACCAAGGAGTTCCTCGACATCGTTTATGGATCTGCATCTAACACGGGGCTTCCGCGATACTTCTGTCCGTTCGATGACTACACATTCCTGCTTGGTCCGTATCCAGATGCCGCCTACACGGTGGAAATCATCGGAACCTACAGGCCAAATAGCCTTGCGGCTGGCAATCCAACCACATTCATCAGCCTGTATCTCCCCGATCTGATGATCATGGCGAGCATGATCTATGTCTCTGGATACCAGAGGAACTTTGGTCGCGCCAATGATGATCCTCAGATGGCTATCAGCTACGAGAGCCAGTATCAGGCTCTTCTGAAGGGTGCGATGGCGGAAGAGAACCGCAAGAAGTTTGAGGCTGCTGCTTGGTCGTCGCAGTCTCAGTCTGCGACTGCGACTCCGACGCGAGGCTGATCATGCCTCATGCCTCCTTCAAGCTCCTTCCGGGCGTCGATCAGAACAAGACGCCAGCCCTGAATGAAGCAGCGATCAGCGAAAGCCAACTAATCAGGTTTGTTCCTGATCGGACGCTCGGTGGTCTCGTTCAGAAGCTTGGTGGGTGGACGAAGTTCTTCCCCGACACCATCGGCAGCATCGTTCGCTGCCTGTGGGCTTGGGAAGACACGAACGCAAATTCGTACCTTGCCATTGGCGCGGAGGGCATTGCCGCTGGTGGTGGTCAAGCACTTGAGGTGATCAACAGCGGGGTTGATATCGACATTACTCCTCAGACTGTGGAATCTGATGCTGCGGTTGACTTTTCCACAACATCCGGAAGCAGTACAGTTACGGTTATTGATGCAAACTTTACGGTTGATGCATATGATGTAGTCAATATACAAACTCAAGTTAGTGTTGGTGGGCTTATTCTTTTTGGTCAATATGTTGTTACTCCGTTAAGCTCAACGTCATATACAATTGAGGCTAGGGATGCTCTTGGCTCTCCTTCCTTTGCCACATCTACTGTTTCAAATGGCGGGGCGGTTCCAGAATATGATACAACAAGCGGAAGTAATTTTGTTGATGTGACTCTTGCGGATCATGGGTATGTGGCTGGAAGTACGTTTACCGCTCTTGTCGCAACATCTGTTGGCGGAGTTACAATTTATGGCAATTACACAGTAATTTCTGTAACCAGCAGTAGTGTGTTTACAATATCAGCAAGTACGCAGGCAACGTCTACTGCTAATGCTCTTGAAAATAACGGCGATGTTCATTTTCTATATCTTAATGGAGTTGGGCCAGTTCCAAGTGGATCTGGATTTGGTGTAGGTGGCTTTGGTGTTGGAGGATTTGGAAGCGGTATTGCTCCGTCTCCAGACCTTGGAACTCCCATAAATGCCGTGGATTGGACAATAGACAATTGGGGTGAGATACTAATTTCTTGCCCGCTCAATGGACCAATTTATCAATGGAATCCATCTAGCGGAGATTTGATTGCCATCGCAATTGCAAATGCTCCTCCGGTTAACGCAGGAATGTTTGTTGCGATGCCGCAGCGACAAATTATCGCTTGGGGATCTACATTCACGGGCATTGGAGACCCTCTTCTCATACGTTGGTGCGATGTAAACGATTACGATTCATGGATTGCCTTGATCACCAATCAGGCTGGCTCCTATCGCATTCCCAAAGGATCTCGCATCGTTCAATGCATTCAGGGTCCGCAGCAGGGATTGATTTGGACGGATCTTGGCGTCTGGGCGATGCAGTACTCCGGTCCTCCGTATGTCTATCAGTTCAACGAGCTTGGCACGGGCTGCGGTCTGATCGGTCGCAAGGCTGCTGGTTCCATGAACGGGATCGTCTACTGGATGGGCCAGAGTCAGTTCTTCCGTCTGGCTGGGAATGGTGTTGAGCCGATCCGTTGCCCTGTCTGGGATGTTATCTTTCAGGATCTAGATACAAGCAACCTAGACAAGATTCGCATCGCACCAAATAGCCGGTTTGGTGAAATCACTTGGTACTATCCAACCAGCAGCAATGGCGGCGAAGTTAGTCATTACGTCAAGTACAACACCATCCTTGATCAATGGGACTTTGGAGAGCTTGCTCGGACCGCATGGATCAACGAATCCGTGCTTGGCCCTCCTATTGGTGCCGATCCTAATCAGTACATCTACCAGCATGAAACATCGACAGATGCCGATGGCTCTCCGATGGTTTCTTCCTTCCAAACTGGCTATTTCGCCATGACGGAAGCTGATGTTAAAATGTTCATTGATCAAATCTGGCCCGACATGAAGTGGGGCTACTACGGAGGAACTCAGGACGCAAACGTCAACATTACTTTCTACGTTACTGATTATGCTGGTCAGACTCCAATTCAATACGGGCCATACACAATGACACAGAACACAACATTCATTACCCCTAGGTTTCGGGGTCGCCTTGTCTCGATCAAGATTGAGAGCAGCGACATTGGTACATTTTGGCGACTTGGAAATATCCGATACAGGCTCCAGCAGGATGGCAGGTTCTAATGGCTAGCCTTGCTGACATCCTCACTACCCAGAAGAACGGTGTTGTTGCACTCAGCAACACCGGGCTTGCCCTCACGCGCGCTCAGGGAAATGCGACATCGCAGACCGTCACGACTGACACTCTAGTCATTGCCAAGGCGGGCTATCTGGTGAACGTGTGCGTTGTCGTGGCTGGGTCTGCGGTGGGATCGATTCACAACTCCTCGACCGTTGCTGGCGCGGCTGCGGCCAACGAGCTTTTCTCGGTCCCGAATACGGTTGGGATGTACCCTCTCGGTCAGGTCTTCAACTCTGGTCTGGTGATCTCGCCCGGAACCGGGCAGTCGATCAACGTGACCTACTTCGTGGGATGATGCCATGCCGCTCGCCAAGGGAAAGTCTCAGAAGGTCATCAGCAAGAACATCAGCGAGCTTGTGTCCACGGGACGCCCGCAGAAGCAGGCTATCGCCATCGCTCTCAGCACCGCTAGGAAGGCGCGCGCAGAGGGTGGTCCTTTGATGGCTCCTCCGCAGCCTGCCGGTGAGCGTGTCCACACGGGGCCGATCCATAGCGCGGTTGCAGGCCGCACGGACCATCTGCCGATGCATGTTCCGTCCGGGGCCTATGTGATCCCTGCCGACATCATCTCGGCTATGGGCGAGGGGAACACGATGGCGGGCTTCAAGGTCGCCAACAGCATCTTCTCGACGCGCAAGTTTGGTGCGTCGGGCGCGGACATGGGCATGACCTCGACGGTGCCGATTGTGGCTGCTGGAGGGGAGTATGTGATACACCCAGACGATGTTGTCCGAATCGGGGGCGGCAACATGGATGCTGGGCATAAGGTCTTGGATAGCTTCGTCAAGAAGATGCGCGCCAAGACTGTCGCTACGTTGAAATCTCTCCCCGGTCCTAAGAAGGATTGAGGTAACATGCAGGATATCAAGGTCAGGGTAGGGACACCGGAAGATGTTCACGACATCATGGATCTGGCGCTGGCTGCTTGCGACGAAAACGGCTTTGTGGAGCCGAATCCGCACAAGCTTCTCGCGGAAATCTGGCCTGCCCTGAACAAGGATCGGGGCATTGTCGGGGTGATTGGCGAAAGCAGGAAGCCCGAGGGTGCTGTTTTGCTTCGCGTCGGAAACATGTGGTATAGTGATCGAGAAGTTCTGGAGGAGAAGGCAATCTTCATTCACCCAGACTACCGAAATGCAAAGGGTGGTCGCGCGCGGCGGCTTTGCGAATTCAGCAAGTCCGTTGCCGATGCTCTGGGTATTCCTCTGATCATTGGTGTATTGTCGAACAACCGGACGGAGGCGAAGGTTCGTCTCTATGAGCGACAGTTCGGCAAGCCCAGCGGGGCGTTTTTCCTGTACGGTGCGGTAACAGGAGCAAAGGAACACTAACATGGGCAGCGGAAAGACCTCGACATCTACCCAGCAGGTATCGATTCCGCCGGAAGTTCTGGCTCGATACAACGCAGTCAATGCGCGGGCAGAGCAGGTCGCCCAGACCCCATTTCAGCGATACACAGGTGACTTCGTCGCGCCCCTTACGGGAACGCAACAGGCAGGCATCTACGGTACGAGTGCAGCCGCCAACCTCGCGCAGCCTTTCTATGGTGCTGGCGCGGGCATGACGCTCGCAGGGGCGCAGAACGTTGGCCCCCTGACGCAGGGTCAGATTGCCTACTACGAGAACCCGTACATCGAGTCCGTCGCTCGTCCGACCTATCAGGCTCTGCGTCAGCAGCAGCAGGAAGAGATGATGGGGCAGACAGCGAATGCCATCAGGTCTGGTGCATTCGGTGGAGATCGTGCTGGGCTTGTGGCCGCGAACCTCGCGCGTCAGCAGCAGCTTGGCATGGCTCAGGCTATGGCTCCGATCTACGCTCAGGGCTATGGGCAGGCTGTGCAGACCGCTGCGGGGCAGCAGGGTGTCGTGGCGCAGGATCTCGCGCGCCAGATGGCTGCTGGGCAGCAGATTGCTGGTCTTGGCACGGGGGCGCAGCAGGCTGCTCTACAGGGCGCACAAGCGCAGCTTGCGGCTGGAACGGCAGAGCAGCAGACGCAGCAGGCTGATCTCACCGCTCGCTACAACCAGTTCCTTCAGGAGCAGGGCTACCCGTTCCAAGTCGCGCAGTTCCTCGCGAACATCGCAATGGGTACTGGTGCGCTTTCTGGAAGCACCACAACAACCCAGCAGCCGTCGAGCTTCTTCTCGGATCGTCGCCTCAAGGACAATGTCGAGGAGATCGGCAAGCTCAAGGACGGGCAGAAGCTCTACCGCTACACGATGGCGGATGGCAGGACGCATATCGGTCTCATGGCCGATGAGGTCGAGAAGAAGCATCCTGATGCCGTAGGCCTCGCTGGCGGGTACAAGACCGTGGACTACCGGGCTGCGACAGATGACGCTGCTCGCCACAAGAAGGCTTATGGTGGCGGTCTCGCGCCTTCGTCTGAGGGTGGCGCAGTCACTCCCGACATGGCGGGGCTTGGCTTCGCGCGCGGCGGGGGCATCGATGACATCCGGCGGATGCTCACCATGCACCGCGAGATGTATCCGTATGGGCATGTTGGCCTGTACGGGAATCCTGATCCTCGTAAGGGTCCGTACAGCAGCACGATGCGGGAGATCAACGTCCCGAGCCGTCCGCTGGCCCCCATGACGATCACGGTGCGCCCGCTGAACTACGCTGCCGATGTTCCTGCTGGCGTTCCTCAGTATGCCTCTGGTGGCGTGGTTGGATACTCGCAGGGTGGTCTTCCGTACTCCGAGGCGAGCGAAGAGTACGTCCCCGAGGATATCAGCAAGCCGATGACACCGGCTTCCCTGAAGCCTGCTGGTGGATCTACAGGCCCCGTCCAAGACCCGACCGTTCGCGACCTGATGCAGATGGGGCGTATGGCTGCGTCGCTGTACAGCGGGATGCCGTTTGCTTCTGGCGGGGTTGTTCCTCGCATGGCCGATGGCGGTCCTATGGATCTGGACCGTGTCCTCGCCATGCAGCAGCAGATGTACGGCTCGATGGGTCGTCCCTCTGGGCTGAACATTCCTGCTGGACAGGCTCGCGATCCCGTCAAGTCGATGGAGTTGATGCGCCCCGCCAAGGCTCCTGAGCCGGTCAAGACCGGGCTTCAGGAGCTTCAGGAGTCTGCCGAGCGAGGCCAGAAGGCGTATCAGATGGCTTCTGGTGCGTATGGAGCGGGCAAGACTGCTCTGGTTGGCAAGGCTGCTGTGCCTGCTTCTGGCAGCACTCCCGCACAGCCTGCGATGCCCGGTCTTGTTGGCTCTGGCGGCAACCTGAACATGCAGCAGAGCATTCTATCCAATCCCAGCCGTTTCAGGGAATGGCTACCTAGCTTTGCATCTGGTGGTGTTGCTGGTCGTCTTCACTATCAAAATGCCGGATATGTTCCTAGCGAAAGAGAACTAGAACTAGAAAATCAGCTAAGGGGCGATCTTGGTGTTCCACAGATTATTTCTTCTCCACCTTCTCAGCCAGCGGTTCAAGAGAACAGAATTAGGATTGTAAATCCCAATTCCGCTCCCGTGGAGGCTTCGTCTGGTCAAGTCATTTCAAGCCCAGCTACGCAAATTCAAAATACTCAAACTCCGAATGGAGTTGCTGGCTCTCTAGACACTTCAGAGGAAAATGCCGCAAGAGCCGCTGCTTCTCGTCGTGCTGGAGCGGAAGTTGGGTCTACAACTCCGTCCATTGTTGATAGCATTAGGGGTCTATTTCCTTCTCTATATCCCAATCAAACAAGAACGACTTCTGGAATTGAATCTCAGCCAACTGTTGATCAGCAGCAATCTCTTGATGCTGCTCGCAGGGCAGATAGGGCAATAGCTAGTCAGCGCAGGCTTGAAGCTGATAAAAATTTGGCTAGGGCGAGAATGTCTGGCGATCTTAATTCCATCGCTAGTGCTCAGTCTGCTTACGATGAAGCCTTGAGATTTGAAAGGCAGTTTATTGAACGAAATCCTACGGTCAGGAATGAGCCTACTCCTCAGATCCCTGATGCTGATCGCTCTGGGCGTCCTCCCGCTGGGACAAATCTTCCTCCTGCTTCTGTAGCTTCTGAGCCTGCTAGCGGGCTTGTTCCTCCTCCTCCCGCACTTGCCGCTTCTGCGGCTAGGACTGCACCTCCGCTTCCTGCTCCGATTGAAGTTGGTTCTGTTCCCGGTCAGGGGAGGCCGGATGTCAATGAAGAAGTAGCGACAACCACAGAGCAGCCTGCCCCCGGCGTGGCTGGTGCTTCGCCTCTCATGATGACACAGCCGCAGGCCCCGACGCAGGCCCCGATGTCTGGTGGATCGGGTGGTTCCGGCCTTCTTGGCGCGGTTGCGAGCGAGAGCTTCCTCGTTCCTCTCCTGACCGGCCTTGGGGCTATGGCTTCTTCTCCCAGCCGCTACCTTGGCTCTGCTCTCCTTCAGGGTCTTGGAGCAGGGGCGCAGGCTTATGAGAACGTGAAGACCAAGGCTGCCGAGCGTGGCAGGACAGAAGCTGAAGCAGCAAAGCTTCAGCGGGAGACTGCTGTCGGATCTGTCTTTGATCGAAATGGAATTCCGTATGTGATGGTATTTGATGAAAATAATAGTCCAATGACGCTTAGGCTATCTGAATATATGCTCAATCGCAATCGCTACTCGCTCGTTCCTAGGACTTCTGCACAGCCGGGTGGACCGTCTACAGTCACTCCTCCCGCGCGTCAGCAGGCTAGCGCAACTGTGTCTCCGCAAATCGCGAATCTTGCCAGCCAAAATGCTGTGCGGGCTGAGAGCGTAAATCCTGAAACTATGAAAAACGATCCATCTGCAAATCCATTTACTAGCGCTGAAGAAAGGGCTTTGCAGGCTAGGAATAATACTCCAAACACTTTTGCCTTTGCGGAGGCAATTTCGCGACTCCCTGATCAGCTTACTGGCCCACTTCAGGCTCAATTTTTCAATCCTTTGTTCCAGCGCATAGTGCCGCTTATGAATGCTGCTGGAATTCAATTGCCTCAAGACATAACGAATACTCAGTCTGCACTTGAAATCATAAACAAAATGAAGGCTGCTATGTCTTCCGCTAATGCCGATCAAATGCAGCAAAGGGCATATCAGTCAATTCAAAATATTCTCAATTCCATTCCAAGCGACATTCAGACCAAGAGGGGTGCATCTGAGCTTGTTTCTACTATGATTGCAAGTGATATGATTGCAAGGGATGAAGCTGCATTCTACAATAATTACAGAAATTATATTGAGAATACTCATGGATTGAATCAAGCTCAAAGCTTGATCTCTGGTCGTGGTCTTTCTGAAGCATTCAATGACGCTTCTCGCGGAAGGCTTGCTCAAGACAAATCTGACATTCAGTCCCTGTTTGGACCCCTGCAAGCTAGAGATCCTTCTGGAAAAGTTGTTGATGTAGCCCCCTCAATTCTATCATACATGATAAAGAATGCTGGCAATTATGATCCTAATTTTGAAAAAGCAATGGTAAATAAGTTTGGCGAAGATCGTGCTCGCAGGCTTATAAACTACTTTAGTGGGGCGGGGCAGTAATGGAATTCATTCTGGGTTCCCCTGCTGAAGGGAAGGTTACTGATGCCGCTCAACCAAAGAGCGGCGACATGGAGTTTTTGCTTGGATCTCCAGCGGCATCATCTCCAGTACCTGCAAAGGTTCCTGAAGCTGGGAGCAGGCCAATTCGCGCCCCGGTTCAGAGGCTTCCTCAAGAAGCTCCTGAATTGAGTTTGGAAGAAACTGTTAAGGGTGCTGCGTCTCAGCTTGTTCCGTCTACGGTCAAGATGGGCAAGGATATTTATCAAGCGATTACGTCTCCAGTTGAGACTGGCAAAGCCATCGGTCAGCTTGGATCTGGCGTCTATTCCAAGCTTGAGGGATTTTTTGCAAATCAAGATCCGCAGCAGAAGAAGCAGAATGAAGCCTTGCTGGATGCTGTTGTTGCGGATTACGTCAATAAATATGGATCAATGAAGGAATTCAAGAGAGCATTAGCAGAAGACCCGGCATCTATTCTTAGTGACATTTCTCTTGCCATCACAGGCGGAACAACTGCCGCCGCCAAGGCTACTGGTCTCGCAGGCAAGACCGCTGGTATGGCTGGCGCGGCTGCGAAGGCTCTTGAGCGAACGGGTCAGGCAGCGCAGTTCATTGATCCTTTGTACGCTGGCGTCAGGGTCGCGACCCTTCCAGTCGCGGGTGCGGCAAAAATCGTTCCGTATGTTGAATCCTTTCTTTCAGGCTCCTCTGTAGAGTCACTCAAGGACGCTGCAAAGGTTGCTAGGTATGGAACACCTGAGCAGAGAGAAATTTTTAGGTCATATCAGACTGGCGCATCCAGACCGCTTGAAATGGTGGATAGCTTCAAGGATGCTCTCTACAAAGCATTTGATGAAAAGAATTCCAATTTCTTCAAATCTCAGCAGGCAACCTTTGGTCAAGCTGGCATTCCTGCAATCAATTTCTCCAGTAGGATTGATCCTGCAATTGCAGCTTCAATGAAGCTTGCTTATTCTATAGATCCTGTTACTGGGCAGATCATTCAAATTCGCGGAGGCGCAGCAAATGCGTTGAATGATGTTGTCAATAAAGTAAATGAATTTAAGTCTGCCGCGCCCGGTTCTATGCATTCTACGCTTGAGGGTGCTCACGTTCTCAAGATGGCTATTGATGATATTGCAGATAGATTCCAAAAAGGCACTCCCGATAGAAAGGCTGTTGATATAGTCAGGGATTCGGTCCTCAAGACAATTACAGATGACCCAAAGATTGGAAAGCAGTATGCCAGCACGATGAAGGCATATAATGAAGCTAGGGAGCAGCTTAGGGCAATTATTTCTGAGTTTGGAATTGGATCTGGAAAGAACCAGTATGCCGCCCTAAAGAAGATTTTGAAGATCAAGGACTCTGAGACAAAGCGTAGCCTCCTGTCTGAACTTTCAAAGCACAATCCAAATCTTCCATACATGGTCGCCGGTGCGGAGCTTAACAGCATATTCCCGCATGGTGTCAGGGGTGCCATCCTTGGCACGACCGGACTTGGTGCTGGCATGGCTGGCGCTGCCGCTGGGTTCCCAGTTGCAGTTGCGGGGCTGGCAGCGCATTCCCCGAGGGTTCTTGGAACTCTCAATTACGCCGCTGGCCGGGCTGGTCGTGCAGCTTCTGCTGCTACATCCCCCTTGGCTAGGGCTGGCATCTACACCGCTTCTGCTCCAGAGCGTGTGAGGGGAAGCGAAGTTGAAGATCAAGGTTTGCAAAAGTACTTGCAGGCTATCGGCATGGTTGAGAGCGGCGGCAATCTGAGGGCAACCAATCCCTTGTCGAATGCTGCTGGTCGATATCAGTTCATGCCTGAAACATGGCAGTCCATCAGGAGGAACAATCCTGACCTTGGCCTTCCTGCCGACCCAAGGACCGCAACGGCTGAGCAGCAATTTGCTGCTGCAAAAGTTTTTACCAATCAGAACTTTGAAGATCTTCGCAGGAGGCTTGGAAGGGAGCCGGGATATGCTGATCTCGGTTTGTCTCACTACTTCGGCTCCGCTGGTGCTGCCGCTCTATTGAAGCTACCTGATGGAACTAGGTTTGATGGTTTGCCTGAAGACTTCTGGCAGAAGCTGGGGGCTAAGTTCACGAACAGCACTCTTTTGGCGCAGAATCCCAATCTGAGAAATCAGACCATTGGCGGCATCAAGAGGTTCTATGAGAACCTCATGAGAAAGAATGATCTTCTTGCTCAAGGTGGTCGCGTCGCTCGCGCCTCTGGCGGGCGTATCCTCCATGAAGACGCAGCCGACAAGCTGATCCGCGCAGCAGAGATTGCCAAGAAGAGCATCGGGCAGCAGACTGAAGCGATCCTTGAGAAGCCCGATGAGCATGTCGTGCAGGCTCTCGCAGTCGCCAACCGTCATATCTGAGGTAGGTCATGTCCAACACGACAAACAAGAACATCGAGAAGCCCGCATACAATTCGTACATCGATAGCTGGAACACTCCAGTCAATGCGAATTCGGACATCATCGATGCTGCGCTTGGTGCCACGACCTCGCTGAATGCGACGGGCGGAAGTGCGACGCTGACCGCTGCTCAGTACCAGTCGCTATTCCTGTCGATCACAGGGGCGATCTCCGCGCCAGTCACATACACCATACCCTCCGGTGTTGGCGGCCAATGGATAGTCTACAACGGCACGACGGACTCTTCTGGCGGTCCTCATGCGATCACGATTGCCTCCGCTGGCGGGGGATCTAGTACGACTGCTGCCCGTGGATATCGCGTGATCATCATTTCTGATGGCACCAATATTAGAAAGGTTGACTACGTTGAGAGCGCCAACCTTCCTCTTTCCGTCGCTAATGGTGGAACGGGAAGCAGCACGGCTTCTGCCGCTAGGTCTTCGCTTTCAGTTCCGGGCCTGACAACAGCTAACTCTTTCTCTGCCGGTCAAAGTGGAGCTGTCATTGCTTTGACTGATGCAGCAACCATCACTCCCGACTTTGCGGCATCCAACAACTTTTCCCTTGCAATTGGCGGCAATCGCACTTTGGCAAATCCAACAAACATCACGGTTGGTCAGAGTGGGGCAATCGCTATTACGCAGGATGCTACTGGTGGACGTACTCTGTCATTTGGAAGCTACTGGAAGTTTTCTGGAGGCGCCGCTCCGTCCCTTACAACCACAGGAAATGCAGTTGATATTCTTGTTTATTACGTTCAAACATCCACAAGGATTGCCGCGTCTCTACTTAGTGATGTTTCTTGAAATTATCGTATTGTAGATAGAAGTTTATTTCTAAGAACAAATCTGTTCCCTGTTTTTTCAATTTTCGTGTAGCAAATCTTGTGATGCTCCTCGCAGTATGAGGAGCCTGCCTTCATTGGCGCGGAGCAGAACAGGAAGGAGGATGGCTTGCCGTCGTTCAGGACAAAGCGGCAGGAGTTCTTTCTCAGTTGAGAGAAGCTCAGGGTCTCTTCATCCATATCTCAATCTCCATCCATTGATGCCATGAACATGGCAGAGCTTCATCTGCCGATGGTTCATCCTGTTCCCGTTCGACGCGAGGCAAGCCTTCATATGGGCTATGCCTGCGTAGATCGAGTAGATGCAGTCCTTCCTGATGCGCCTGTAGTCGAAGCCCAGATGCTTTGCAGCGATGGGAAGCACTTGGAAGACGCCTGCTGCCTCTTGGCCCGGTTTCCCCTTGCCAAGAGCATCGCAGCGCATCCTAGACTCCCTCCTCGCTATCGCTATGGCAGTCGGAACCCAAGCCTGTCCTAGCTCGGCTCCAGCCACCATAGCGACCAGCGTGGTGACGGTCTCCTCGTCCGGGACCGATGCCTTAGCCGCGCCTGCGAGCAGGCATGCGGACAGGATTGGAGCGATGATCAGAATAGGTAACCGTAGCGTCATCGGACTTATCTCCATCATCAGTATTCTGATGCACGACGAACTCCTGAACCTTCCCGATATGCGAGGTGTTCAGGATCATGTCGCCACGATCACGAAGCAGGCTCTCGCCGTTCGGTCCCTTCATCCTGTAGATGAGGCGAACAACGACGAATTCGTGATCGTTCAGCATGTCGCAGAATTCGCTCAGGCTCGGTGCCGTATGATCGACAGTAACCTGATGGACAGAATAGCCCTGAGCAGAGGGCATATTCATAGTGACAAGAAAGCGCATTTTAGTCTCCGTTTCTAAGAACAACTGTTCCGTCTAGTTTACGTTTCCATTTCGATTGCCTGCTCCCCGGAAGAGGGGATCGGCTGCGGGCAGCACCGATGTGTTTCGCCTGCTGCCGCTTGGCCTTGGCTATGCGCGGAACGTCAACCTTCGCTGTTTGTACACGATGGCATTTACGGTGTGCAACGAGCCAGTTCGACTCGTCATCCTTGCCGCCAATCTCCAGAGGGATCTCATGGGAAACGTCCCATTCCTCTCCGATCTGTACCTTAGCGCGGCAGAGATGACAGATGCCGTTGTGGCGCAGGAAGATTGCCGTCCTTGTCTTGGTGGACAGGTGCTTCCTCATTGCACGGTTTCTCCATCCTGCCTCCAATGACATTCGGCGTCTTTTGAATAGCTTTCGCAAACAGACAATAAGGATGCTGCAAGAGAGGCAATGTTCTCAATGGCATCATTTTTAGATTGGGAATTGGCTAAGATTGCGCCGGCCATCATGTTTTTCGTTACTAAAAATATATCTTCATCTGTCTTCAACAATTGAATTAACATTTCGCTGATGATTTGGGATGCCGTAAAAATTTCATTTTGAGTCATAACTTCATCTCCGCTCGTTTATTGGCTTCATGGGATTGCCATTCGGAGAACCTCATCCGAATGTATTCAAGTTGAACCTTGAGCATGGAGGCCCGCTCGCGAGCCTCCACCATCGACTTGATGTAGTCGCTCCATTCGGTCGAAGACTTTACACGGGTCTCTGCACGGTTCACCGGCATGTCACCCTGCGATGAAATCATCTTGGCGAGGACTGCGCTTTTGCTTTCTC